ATAAACGTTTGCTCCACATTTGGCGAAAATCCGGAATTTGCTCCCGTCATAGAACCGAAACAGGCCGCTAATCGGCACACCTGTTTGTAACTCCACGCTGTTTACCCGAATACTCCCATCCCGGCTATCCAGGTTTTTATCGGTACCAATGTAATTCCAACACACCTGGGCATCACAAGGCCGCAGATTATTGTTACTAATTCCACGTTTCACTCCCCCGGAAAACCCGCCGGTCGCCGGGTCGCCAAGCAAAAGCGGGCTCGGTAACGGTTGCCACATCTACATCACCCCGCAATAAGTATCATCACTTCGGCCTTCATGAAGGGCTTCGGCCATTTCTTCTAGAGCAGTTTTGTATGTCGCCCACCACTTTTCAAAAGAGCCCGGTTCCGCCCTGACCGCCTTTTTATCAACCCGCGCATACTCCCGGCAAAGGTAATACGCTAATACAATCCGGTATTCCATCGGAATCAATTCTGGTTCTTCGTTCCTATCTTCAAAAGGTTTCTCCGGGCCACGGTACCCATCAATATCTAAAGTATAAATTTGGCTTGGGACTTTTAATATCCCGATTTTATCCGGGGTCACGTAATACGCCTCCGGCGTACCATAGATAAGCCTCTCTACGTGGTTTGGGCTGATCCTTTCCAGTTTCATCCCGGCATTAGTCCGCCAGCGGACCAGTTTCACTACTTTGCATCCGGAGGGGTAATCATATTCTACTTGTCCAGGGACGGTTATCAGTTCAAACTTCCCCGGAGCACAGCCGGTCTTCATGCAAATGTCAATGTAGCCGGAATAAAGGGCGGCATCGATGAAGTTGGTATAGGCTATATCAGAAAACTTCCCGGCGGTGGGCTCGTCGTAGAGAACGAACGATATCTCCACTATATCCGTGTAATACCTTGGTATCATGCCAACCCCTCCTTCGGGACAAATATCTTCCCAGCCCCCGGCGGGACCACAATTGACTTGCACGGTCGCATCTGGAAATATAACATGTCCCCGGCCTCACTACCAATGTCCTCAACTTTACGCTCCCATGACCGCCGCCGACGGCGCACCATTTCGCGCTCCTCATAACGCCGGGTCTTGGTGTCTTTATAGCTGTACCTGGCCGCTCGCATCCGGGGATAAACCCTGCCATCCCACTCCAAAACACGCTGGGTTACATGCCAGTAAAAAGTGGGGTAAAAGAGATTCGCCCTAACGCCATCAATCACCAGAGGAACATAATCATACCCTCCCGGCATCAGCTTCAAAATGTGGTATTCCTTAAAATCCGTATCCCAAACCACCTTTAATAAAGGGTCTTCCAGCTCTTCCCGAATACGCTTGGTTTCAGTTTCCCATTCATATTGCATGAAAGCCCTCCCTCGATAAAAATAAAGAGGGCGACCGTAAAGCCGCCCTCTTCCATTTTGCAACGGAAAACTACATCTCGGAATAACCTTTGAGGTCCCAAAGCGCCCCGGTCTTGGTGTAGTCCAAAGCACCGTAGTTTACGCGCTCGACATCTCGGAATAACCTTTGAGGTCCCAAAGCGCCCCGGTCTTGGTGTAGTCCAAAGCACCGTAGTTTACGCGCTCGACCGTAAAGGCCTCCCAGCAGTCGTAACCGTGAATCCAGTGCCAAATCTTCCCGGTCTTGTTCTCCCAGTGCATTTCCCGGCAGCGATACTCTACCAACTGGCTAAAATCACCGCCAAATATGACGTTATCCAGGAAATAGTCATCGACTAGCCAGGGAATCCCGTCAAAGTATACCTTCCGGTACGGCCAAGCATCAACCTTTGGCCCTTGCTCATGATAGCCGCCTCGGTTGGCCCACAGCTCAATGTAATAGTCTGCAACATCGGAGGTAGAGAAGAAGACTAGGTCACTCTTGGACGCACCGCCCTGGAAGGTAAGGACATTCTCAAACTTCCGGAGGTTGGCCAGGTTCCAGTCTTTCGGAGTACCAGCCCTTTCCCCTTTCTGGATGCCGTTTCCGGAAGCGGCTTTCCGGTACACTTGCGGACGAGCCCACCAGTTATCATCGTTTGACCGGTCAATGTCGCCAATCATGTTGTCCATTTTCCCGAACAGCGCCCACATCCCGTAGGGGTCTTTACCGTAGGTGCCGTTCCGGTAAACCTTGGACGTAGCCAGCGCCTGGCACAGGGCTGCTCTTTGCTGACCGACAATTGCCATCGGGTGCATCGGAACTGACCAGTCTGTAGGCACGAAAGTAAAATGATGATCGTCGAGAACGTTAACTATATCCTGGTCTTGGGCTCCCGCTGTTGCAATCAGATTACCGTCCGCATTTCGGAATTCTATCGGCATCCCGATCCGGAGCCACTTCGTGGTATAGGGAGCGTCCAAGGTGCAGACCACCTTATCGCCAACCACTTCCGCGGATTGAACCACGCAAAGCGGTTCTATCCCACCGTCCCAACACATAATGCGGGTCATATTCGTGCCATATGCTTCACCGTAAGACTGGATTTCACGGGTAACCGCATTGACCACGGCCTTGTACTCGGCGTTGGTGTAATCCGTGTCAGCACCCCACACACGAATCCGCCCAAAGATGTTCTTGGTTTCGCTCTTACCTTTCCGGTATTGGCTTTGCCCGGCTCTCTGGAAAAGTTCATTATAATGCCGGGAACCAAAACCTTCCGACTTCGCGGTCATGTACTTAACTTCATATTCCTTCCCTACGCGCTCTACCTGACCGCGTCTTCGCAGTTCATTCCGTATAAAGTTTCTTTCATTGGTAACATCTATCAGCTTCGGCAGTATCTTCGTCTTCATCGCCGGTTCCAAGTCATTCAGGTCAAGCCCTTCATGAGCCGGCTCCTGCGCATAAGACGGTTTAGCCCTGACCATCGCGATGATGACTAGGGCAATGAATACAACAAGGAACAAGAGGGTATTCATGTCGACAACTCCTTTCTTTATGCATACCTCCGTTCCTATCCTTCTACCGGGAAGCGCTCTGCTCCCAATCTGCGGCTATTTCTTCCGCAAGAGTGCGCCAGGACTTCTTTGAAACAGGCATAACTGGTTGAGCAGGCGCCCCGGACTTTAGAATATTCCCGGAGATATTTTTTAGATTTTCCTGGATTTTCTCCTGTGTTTGGCTGGTTTTCTGGTTGCTGACCAAAGACATGGTCGCGTCCAGAATACTGGAGTGTTGCTCTCCAATGGCAGCCAATAAGGCCAGCTCCATCTGTTTAGGTTCTCTCGGATTCGCTCCGATTCGGATAGCGGTCTCTGCCACTTTCTCGGCGGTAATCGTGTTCGGAATCTTGCCCCTATTTTTCTCGATTACTTTCTCGGCAGCACTCCGGACGGAAGAGACATACTGTTCATGCCGGGAAGCCTCGACGTATTTCGTTACATCGTTTAGGTTCTTCCCAAACTTCTCTTCCACTTTCGCTAATAGACGCTGTTCAGACAGGTCCACCATAGCCTTCATGGTCGCCGCCAGACTCTTCTTTGTAATATCATCAAGATATTCCGCATTTTCGCCAAGAGCCTGTTCCACAATCTGCGCATAATCCAACGGCGCATCCTGGCCTGCCTGCGGAGCACCACCCCCAGCCTGGGCGGGCCCAATATCTTGATTCAATCCGTAGGTCTGTGCAATGTAATCTACCGCCATCTGCGGTCCCATGATTTTTGCCAACCGGGCCAAAAGGTCCTGGGCGGTCATACTGTTGAACGCTTGATATCCGGATATCATGCGCTCAATCTGCGTCGGGTCGTCGATGTTGAACTTCTTGGCCAGTTTCCGATATGGGCTGGCCTTTTCAAGAACCTTCTGAATCCCAGAACGGACCTCCGGCGGCAACTGCGATCCATCGAATGGTTGCCCGTCTTCTATAAACTCGCTCACCATTTGGTTGAGCGGGTCTTGTCCCCCTCCCTGGGGCTCTCCTCCTTGGCCTGAAGGGTCTACAGGAGCGGGTTCCCCGCCTTGCTTGTCATCAAGGTTATCGTCATCCGAAAAACCAAAATATTGCAGGTTGAATCCCGCTTTGCCATAGACTTGCCTCAAGTCATCGGAAATAAAACTCATTTCATAATCTCCTTCCTTTTGTGAGGACGCGCCGGCTTGCCCGTCAAAACGAGGGCCGACACGTTTGCCCACGTATTTGGATATAAAATAGCCCCTTTCGGGGTTTAATTAGCCTGATAATGCGATTCTATATGCGGTTCATAGAGTTCTTTGAAGATGTCTGGTTTGCAAGGATAAAACTCACCCTTTATACCCTTGATAACATAATCACCCTCTCTAACAAGGTGATCACCTTCAAGAGTTTCGATATAAAAGGTGTTTGTTCCCATTTCACCAGGCTTCCAGTTTGTCAAACCCAGCTCCATAATTTTGTTCCAACTTTCTGCTGTTCCATCCCACTGAACCGCCTCTATCACTACCGGCTTCCTTCTATATTTCATGAAATACCTCCCTTGATAATTACCGGCCTCGGTCTGCCGTCCCGGTCCGTCCTAATGATGATACGTACCGGCTCTTTCTCTTCCCGGTAATCACCTCCTTTTATAATCATTGCGCTGGACCACCTCCTTGTTGTGGTTGTGATTGTAATATCTGGCGTTGCATATCGGCCTGGATTGCCGCTGCTTGCTGCTGAACCGGCGCGGCAATGGCCTGAGCCTTTTGCATCTTCCTGGCCTTGTTTTGCCGGTGGTCGTCAATGTGGAACTCGAAGACCATCCGGGTTTCCGGCACCTCCTGGCAACGTTTTTCAAACTCCAATCTTTTCATTTGGAGCGTATGCGCGTAGATATGGACATCATCATCGTCTTCCTCCCGCGCCCGGCGATACATTGGCGGTGCCGGTGGTGCGTTAGGAGAAGGTTGTTCCGGAGGCGGGCCAGGATCCGGTGGCAAGAACATCTCTTCCGCTGGCATATCAATTTTCTTGTCTCCGGTGGCCAACTTTTCCAACCGGAGTTTGGCCAGGGCATTTTTCCGCTGAGCGGTCGCCAGTTGCCACTGCTGAAGCCGATCGGGATATGTCTGGACTTCCATTTGCCACGCCTGGACCGCTGCCTGGTGTTCGGCTTGAATGCGGTCGATAATCACCTGGTCGGTCTCGTTGAAATTCCCTTTCATGAAGAGCTTGTTTTCATACTTCGCCATATCAAAATCAGCGGTAAAACCTTCATAGAAGGAATCGATATCACCTATTTGGTAAGTGTCGGCAAACTTTTTCCGGGTGACTGGGTCACTCATGTCTCCAAGAATCCCAAGCGCCATCATTTTCTCCATTTGTTGTTGTTTCGCTTCGGGCGTCATGAGGAAGATTGACAGGTTGTCTACTGTAACATCGTCAGATTTGATTTGCTCCGGCCTAATGGTCCCGGATATAACTTCATTGTTTTCGCCCACATACCGAATCATCCGCTCCCCGGCCAGATGTACCGAAGCCAGCCGAAGCTCTTTCTCCCAAAGCCGGACCTGGAAGGCTGCGATATTCAAAAGAAGCGGATTGGCATGGGTCATATTCGCCTGTTGGAGAAGTTGTGCCTGTTTCCCGGACGTAACGTTCGGATCGCTACCGCCTCGCGTGGACTCATAGTAGGCCGCGATATCATTCATTCGCCAAATGACATGCTGTGCCATTTGGTGGGCCTGTACATTGATCACCGGCGGTGGATTGTATTTCGGAGAATACCCCTGGGCTTTTGCCGGATCCCATTCGAGGAGAGGAATATCTTCCTGCATCCCCTGAAGCCGGACTTTCTGCCAGTTCACGCTTCCTTTCGCGGCGTCAAACCAGCCGTTTACGAACCTGTTAGAAGCCGCCATAATCGTATTCAGACGGTTCAGAAGAAGTTGGTGGCCTACCAGGTAGTCAAAAAGGGACTTTGGCCAGATGTCCCCAGCCTGTTTGAGATAGCAACACATGATGTAGGGGTGCCACTCGCCCATTTCCGGATCGCTGTAGGCATCAATCAAAGCCCGGTCGTAAACGTCCTCAACAACCTCATTGTCGATGAGGATCCGATGTCGACCATGCGGGTATTTATCCGACGGCGGGTCATAAAACTCCCATACTCGGCGGTGATTTTCTAGTGCCCCCGAAACATCGCCATACATAGGATCAGCGGTAAGCGTTGTAATATCATGAAGGTCCTCTTCCGGGTCAACCTTGATATTGTACTTTTTGTATATGTACTCGACGTCCATCGCCACTTCTTCGCCGATATATGGAATTCGCTCGAAGTAGCTGACGCCGGTCGGAAGCCTCATCGCCTGCGGCAGCGGAAAGTCAATCGCAATATCCCCGGTCCGGAGCAGTTGCCCCTCCGGTCCTTTTAAGGGTAAGCCGGTCATCGGATTCAGCGCATACTCCCCGGCATTAACATCCCAATAGACTTTCGCAAAGAAGACGCCGCATGGTTTAAGCCACTGCGTAATCTTATCTCGGATCTTATACCGGGATTCCTGCTCATAATCTAGTGCCATCAAGAACTGGGTAGCCGCTTTGGCCGCGTCTTTGTCTTCGTCGTCGGTGGTCACCGGTCGCACGCGCGGAATGAGGGGGTTGGCTTTCACTCGGCCATCCACGCCGTTGGCAATCGTGATGATGTGCGGGTCGGGATATGTGATCAGGTCCTTTTTGACCCGGTCGCCGAAGTCGGGAATAAACTCACCGGCCAACAAATTCTTCACGGTGCCGGACGTCCGGTCTTTGTAGACTGCGAAGTTACCCTTCAGGATTTCATTCATATACTTCCAATGCTGTATCCTCGCCCGGTTTGCGGTCTTTTTGATGCGCTCCTGTAGCTCTGACCGGGTATCTTTCGGTCTATCGGCCACGGGGTATCACCCCCTTTCTATCCCTTTTGTCTGTCCACCACGACGGGGCCCATGATGGTATCAATCACCTCTTCGGTCGGTTCCTCCACTGGCACCTTTTGGGCCAAAGACGCCTGGGCCGCCGCCTCCGGGGCTTGAATCCGGTCTAATAGGTTGTCCATCTGCCGGAGGGTCACCTCCTGGTACCGATGAAAAGCGGTATAGTGCCCCTCATGATAGTCAATCTGCCGGGCCGCCGTAAGATACGCAAAAATAACCGCCGCCACTGAGACAATCACCAGGGCGATGGCCATAACGATGACTACGGATACCGGTACCATCAGTCAGTCCCCTCCGCCTTCGGGGTATCGGCCCGCTCCGCCAGGACATCCCGGACCATCCGGGAGATATCCGCAGGCAATTCGCGTAGCGTATCCAGGATCTCCATCACCCGCACCGCGGTAACCATCCCCAGCGCATGGGAAATGTTTCGGTAGTGGACGGCCGGGATGTAATGCCCCCGATATCGCAGCTCGCCGGTAGACGACGCCACCTGTACCGCCTCATCGATGATGTTTGCGCGGCTTCGTTCGGCGCCCAACTCCTTCTTCACTCTCTCAAACTCAGACAATAGTTTTTGGTACTCATCCGTCTTTTTCACATCGATTTGGACCTGCTCGGTCTCTTTGGTTTTCTTTGCCATACCAAATCCCTCCTATTCATACAAGGTCAAACGGGTCTATACCGCTATCGTCATGTTTTGCCTCCTCATCCAGGTACTGCGACCATATGCGATACTCTGGACTGCCTTTTTCAAACCTCCTTTCCAGCTCCACTCGTCGGTGGTCTATCGGCCTCGCCGGGGCCGGTCTGCTCATCACGCCATACCGGACCGATTCCGGGGCATGGTCTTCACAGTTATCATCCACGTCGTTCGGGTTTCGCTCGCTCCGGACCAGCGCCGGGAGTGTCCGAATCAGGTTCGTGCATGTCGAAAACACTTTCAGATGCGCGTCCTGCTCCCCGTGCTCGTTGATGAACGGGTTCAGGAACTCATGCAGCTGAAACCATCCCGGCACCCGCCGGTGGTCCGCCCTCAGTATGCCATCCACGCCGTTTTCGATGAACGTCTCCACCCCCGATTTCCCCGTGTCCTGCCTCCGGTTCCAGAGGTCCGGACTGACTACCGTGTACTCTATCCGGCCTCGCTCGTCCTCCGGGGTCATCTCGACGATTTTCCGGGCCGCCTGCGAAAGTGTCAGGTCCGGCTGGTACAGCTCCCGGTATATGTAGCACCGGCCAGACTGGTCCACCGCCCACCAATAGCAGGCGGTCATATCCAGACCATAATCAATGGAACGGAACAACCGCCAATGCTCCGGTATCGGGAAAGGTTGTACGACGTGTATCTCACGCCGCCAACAAGAGAAATACTGCCCGGCAAATACGTCCCAGTCACCGTCCATGAGCATCTTCCGGTCAGCTTCCGGCAAGCTGGCCAGGCGCATGATGTAGCCGGGGTCTATCTCCATCAACCTTTGGTTGTCGGTGACTTTGGCGGGGATAAATAGACGCTTCCGGGGGCGGATACTCTCCGCTGGCACGCCCAGCGCCCGGACAGCCGCCACTACGTCCGGTTCCAGCGGCGCTTCCCATACCGTCTCTGGCGGCGCCGGGTCAATCCATCGTGATTTGACCCACACATGCCCCACGTTCCCCGGGTTGGTCCCGGCGATCACTTTCGTGCGCTGAATGGCCGGGTTCGTGGTCCGGTTCCGGGACAGCATATATAGATATTGCCGCTCCTGGAAGTGGGTCAGCTCGTCCCAGATGATGAGGCTATACTCTGCAGATTGGTATCGGACCTCGTCCCCCGCCTTGTCCAATGACCCGAACTGGAAGACTGAACCATTTCGGTACACCCACCGGTGTTTCGTCTCATGATATATTGCCACACTGGCCGGGATGAGCTCTTTCGACCGGGGGATAGGTTTTTGCTCCAGCTCCGGGTATGTCCGGCGGAGATACAGCACCCACGCTCCGGGAAACATGCGGCACCACATAATCCCCGCTATCAGTAGCGCATCGGTCTTTCCGCCGCCTGCCGCACCGCCGTACAGTATTTCATTCGCGCCGTCCGGGTCCAACACTTCACGAAGAAACCGCTCTTGGCGCGGCTGTGCTTCCCAGATCATGCCTTGCCGCCTACCTCCTGCCCACCGATGATGATAGTCAGGCCCTCACCGCGCACCTCCGCAGATACGTGGTCCTTGAACCGATCCGGGTCACGAGACTTCAGCAGGAACATGAGCAGGTTGTCACTGTATTCCCGAATGTTTCCGACCACCCGGCCCTGGTAGTAATACGGCTTTTCATCCCCCTGGACCGCTCTCCGCCACGCCTCATACTCCATCGCGTCCGTGGCCGCCTGCTTCGCTTCCTTCGCGCGCTCGCGAAACTCGTCGTCGCCATTATACCAGTTATAATAAGTCTGGCGGCTTATGTTGGCTGCTTGGCACGCCGCAGATATGATGCCGGTCTGGGCGTATGCGGCCAAAAACGCTTCTTGTGTCTTTTTTCTTGTGTCTAGGTTGTCAACACTTGCTCGTGGCATTTCCCCTTCACCTCCTATTGTCAGAAAATTTAATCTTTTTCCCGCCCTGCATATGGGGGGTAATTGTTTTATCGATAAGTATTGACAACGCCATGACAACGTGGTATAATCAAGTCAACCAAATCCAAACCGGCCCGCCGGGAGCCTATCCCGGCACAATGAAAATATGAAATAAGGAGGAGTCAATATGGAAAAGACTGTCACCGTCCCGAAGTCAGCGCTGTACGAAGATGTATTCGCCGACGTCATCGAGACGCTCGCCGAACTCGCGCAGAAGGAAGAGATCCCCGCCTGGGGGAGCTACGACACGGAGAAGATCGAAAGATCGTATCCTATCGCCGACTACTACATCAGTCTCCACGCCGGTCCCACGGAGGCCCCCGGCCCGGTCGTCGCTACGGCCTACATCCACACCGTGGACGGCGAAGACCAGGCTGAGGTCACGATCACCTGGGAGGAGGCACCCATGACCGCCCGTGAGTTCCTCGTTTGGGCTGGCTACGAAGTGAATGAGGTCAGCCTCTTCGCGCTCACGCGGTACATCGCCGGAGACATAGACTACTCCCAGTTCCCGGACGCCGCCGTCGTCACCCAGGACGGGACACCTATCGCCGACTGCGCCGAGGAACCTGCTGAGTTCCATGCGTGGGTCCAGCGCTTTTGGAAGGATGAAGCCTTCCTGAATTCCTAGTTCTAACCCGGCCCGCCGGGAGCCGCAATCCCGGCCCGGCGAATCCGGCCAACTGGCAGGTACGAGTTTTTTCAACCGCTTTTCAGCGGGGAGGTTTGAACGGTCCTGAAAATCGTTGAAAACCTGTAAGCGCTCCGGAGTGAAAGAAACCAAGGCCCGCCGGGAGCCTATCCCGGCCCGCTAGCCTACCTATAAGGAATGCCGATAACGGCAAAATAATTATAAGGAGGAAAATAGTATGCACGTGATTTCTATCGATTACATCGTTGGAAACGATGGCCAGCGGTACTCCATCCGCGATTGGGCTTCCGCCGGCATGGAGGCCGCCGAGGTGGACGCGAACGGGGTTGTGGGGCCTTACCATGAGGTCCATTGGTATTTGTTTTGCAAAAACTATGGCATTGACCCCGATGTTCTTTGCGGTGCCTGGCCCCCAGATGCCATCCTGGTGCTGGACGAAGATTATGGAGAGAAATTCCAGCTCTCTCCTGAAAACCCTAGCTATGAAGAGTACATCGGAGACCACCGCCTCCTTGTCACCCTAGAAAAGAGACATGTCCGCATGACTGTAGAGGTGGTAGGAGAAACCACCTCAACCTGCATATTCAACGAAACATATACAGATGCGTCTGCTTTCGAGCGAGATCTCCGATACTCCTACGAAAATTTAAAAGATGGGACATTTTAGCGCAGAGTGACGGGGCTTCATGCCCCGGTAATGCCCCGCCCCACGGGGTGCCGGCCACAAGGCCGGGAAGAAAGGAGGGAAAACCTTGAATATCGTGAACCTTACGCCCCACGCCCTGAACCTGATGCCAGCCGGACCGACCGGCCC